CTCTTGGGTGTTCTGTTTCTTTTGATAGTTCTAAGATACCATCGATTGCATCTTGTCCTCTCTCTACTAGATTGTAGAGATTCTCTCTAGCATATCGATAGTCTGTTTCGACATTTTCTTTTCTGTCTGGAAGTTTGACAACTGCTGTCTTTTCTTTGATATCAGATTCTATATCCAATATGGCATCCAGTTTTGAATCTATTTCACTCATAATATATTATCCAGTTATATTTATGACACCACCCATAGCACTATGATTCTTACAATAGTAATATAGATTTGCAGGTGCATCACTAGCCACTGATATTTCTGTATATGCGTTTGCCTGTCCTGGTGTTCCGTTGTAAGTCACGCCAGTGAGATACTCTGAACCACCGCCGTGTGTTCCGTTTGATGTAGTAGAAAATCTAAGAGGATGATTTAGATTAGTTGCATCATTCTGTAAGAATCTATATGTCACACCTCTAACAAGATTAAATGTAAACTGTTGAGTTCCGTTGTAAGTGTATCTGTTTCCAGAACCAGAATTTGTCACTGTAATATTAAAGTCTGTTGTAAGACCCTCATCTCCGTATCTATCTAACACACCCTCATCAAAGAATTGAACTGTTTCTGCAACAACATAAGAATCTGCTGGGTCTACAGAACCAACAAACTTCAATTTAGTATCTGCACCGATTGTAATGTTTGCACTTAATACCATTGATAATTTGTTAGCGTGAATAGATGTTATTGTAGGATTACTAGAGTTGCCTGTGCCAAATACTTCATCGCCTACACTAATCTTACTGTTGATTGCATTTGCGAATGTGACTGTAGATGAATTAGATACTGCATTTGCTATTTCAGCGAAAGCAGGTTCATAATGTTTAACTTCTTTTACTAGACCAGCCGCATTGATTTGAGTAGTTGTAAATGCATCATTGCCATCACCTATAAAAGTTCTTTCAACAACATTCTTAATAATTTTACCTGTATAGATAGGACCAAAGAAGTATGTCTTCATTGTAAAATCTAAAGTGTATTCTATGACTCTTCTATCTTCAAATGAACCTTCATAATCATCACTGAACGATACACTGTTTAATACAATTGGCACATCTCTATTATCTGGCATTGCATCAACCATTTTCATTGTGACTGTATATTCTGGTTGAAAGTATGGTAATATTTGTTCTACTATCTGCAATGCATCATTCATATTCTTTGTTAGAATAGATAATGTAAAATTCAAATTATAAGGTGCAGGTGAATATTGAAAACCTCTTTGAGATGTATCAGATTCATACTGATTCTTTACAGACCTTATTAGTTTATTTTGTTGTCTTGCAACATCATATTCAAAACCTGTAAGTTCAAATGCCATACGAGGCAATGATATCGCACTTCTATTTCTATCAGATAGATTTGGTTCTTCTGCAAGTCTATCTAAAAACTTTTGTTTTGGTCCATAAGATAAAGGAACAATAGGAGATGTCAATACAGTGCCATCTGCTTTGACTTTCTTGTATTGTATATTATTAAACATGGTACCAAATACTGATACACATCTCTTTATTGTTTCATTGTAAAAATAAGTTCCAAACATTATGGTTCACCAAATGGGTTAGTTTCTGACAAGTCTAAGTAGTTGCCGTCTTGTTGTTCAAATGCCAAGTTCTGAGCAGATGCATCATTTGAGAATGTCATTCTATCATCTATAGATGCAATTGTATATTGTGCGCCTGATATTGCACCAACTAATACATCACCAGCGGCAAGTGTTGTTGTAATATCTTTCGCAAGTAGTTTACTTGTTGTGTTAGCCCATGATACAACTTCTGCAACAACTGTGCCACTCTTAGATAGATTCTCATTCGCAACAAAGTCTGTATTGTTTCCATTGTTCATTGTCATCGATAATGAATATGCCTGTTCATCTTCAATCATATCGATATCACCAATACCTGTATCGAAGTCTTCTTGACTGTATTCAAATAGTTCTGCTCTAAGTTTGAATACAAATAGTTTACCTACTTGATAGAATGGGTCTTCATGTTCTACGAATTTAATTTCAAACATAGAACCTGATAATGGGAAGTATATTAAGTCGCCTTCGTTAGGTCTAAATGATGTTGCGAGGTTTGAATCTAATGATATGAATCTTTCCCAACTTCTAAGTGAGATTACGAATGTCGCTTGGTCTCTAACTTGAATACCAAACTTAGACATCAAATCACCCTCACCTTCGAAACCATCGGTGTTTTCGATATACATCTCTACTGAATACGCATCGCCATACTTAGATTGAACATCTTCGTTTAGTATGGTATCTTCTTCTACTACTTCTCTTGGAAGATAGAATACTTCGTGTCCGTATAGTCTTAAAGACTCAACTACTAAATCTTCGTATAGTTGTTGTTCTGTTGAGACTGCGTGGTTGAAAAAAACATTTGTTGGCATATCATTATCCAATCATGTCCATAGGTAACATGTCATGATTTAATCTTGACTCTTCTTCGAGTCTTTGTATTTCTTCTTGTGCTTCTTGTTTCAATTGTTGACCATCTAGTGTCACACCACCTGGCAACTGTATACCTTGAAACTTAGATAAGTTTTCACCCCACTGATATTTACATAGCGCAGTCGCATACTTCTTCAACCACATATCGTTGTATATGTCGGTGAAGTCTGTAGGGTCTAATTTTCTATAACATTCTATAATTAAAAATTCGTTTGCATTAATCATATCTACATCCATATCAAGATACAATCTATTCATATGTTGATTGAATCTGATAGGTTGTCGACCAACTAAAATGTTATCTAATAATCTAATATGTTGTTGAACCATTTCATAATACAACACATTTGTTGCAGTTAAATCATATAAGTCATTGAGTCTTAATTGATATCTAAGGTCAAACATATTGAGATTATGTTTGTCATTGAAAGGAAATATGTTCATGACAGCCATCACAAAGTCTGGTAAGACTATGTAATTGTTCTGTTGTTTGAAGGCTTCGTTATTATACGCATGATTTCCAGCGGCATTCTCTGTGAATGACTCATCTGCTTTCATGCCTGTTATCTTCGAATCAGTTATCTGATGTTTGAGATACATCTTGATAGAACCATCGTAATGGTATTGATGAAAGTATTGTAAAGCCTGGTCTATTCTATCATCAAATTGGTCATCATCGATATTGATTTCTAGAACAGGTGCGCCAAGAGCCCTTTTAATATACTCTTTGAGTGTTGCTTTTGAATTTGGAGCTGCCATAGTAATAATCCTGTTTATTACTATTTATGCAAATACTAATCTTGGAAATAAGTTTTAGTTTGAAGTCTGTCTATTTTTTCGTCTATTCTTTCTATAGAGTCAATAATTCTTTGAAATGTTTGTTCCATTTGTTCTCTAGTGACATAATCTTTTGCAATCTCTTCTCTGGTCTTATTGATAAGAATATCCATTCTCTTTTGTTCTGCAAAGATGCCACGAATCATCCAACCAACAGGGACAACTACTACAGTTAGTATTACATTCCAAAGTAAGTGTGGGTCTATGACTATATCCATACAGACTATTTATGAATTATTGTTTCGTATTCGCCTTTTATTTAATTCTATTTCTAGGCCAGGATAGTCATCTCGAATCTTTTGTTCTAGTGGTCTATATCCTTCATTTGCAAAAGTTCCGTCATTTATGACTATACCATTCTCATCTATCTCGTAAAGCCAATCCCAATTCTCTCTTTCGCCTTGTTGTTCACTTTTGATTCTCAAATCTCTTTCATTTATTTCACAATTGAATGAAATACTATATCTATCTTTATTGGTTGTGTTTGGTTCAACCATGTGCATTAGACCACTAGGAAAAAGAAACAAATCTCCTGTTCTAGGAGTTAATACAACTGACTCTCTCATTCTAGGCATATGTGGTGAGTTCCCAACTACTTTGTAATGAGTATCAATGAATCTTATATTACCCTCATCACCGTCTGCCTTGATATAGAATACACCTGAGTAGAAACAACCATTATGTAAATGTGGTGCGTTCCAACCATGAGTATAGTTTATGTTTGCCCATGAGTTATGCATATCAGTAGAACAAGTTCCTGCTACTGCACCCATATAAGGCATGAGTTCATCTGAGACAACTCTTCTAATTTCTCTCATAAGTTTGTTGAATATAGGACTAGTATCTATACCATCGTTTGACTGCCAACCATGACCTGCATTTGAGCGTCTTCTTCCTTCGGGGTCTCTTCCTCTCATTGCATCTATTTCTCTTTTACACATATCAAAGTATTCAGCAGTCATGCCCTTTCTCATATCATACTCTTTATGTAAGTAAGACTTCTCAACTGTTATCGTTGGAAAAACTAATCTAATCGCCATCGTGATTTAACTCCGTGAGTTTCTTTTGTTCTTCTTTAAAATCTTTAC